CTCGCCGTCCGTTCCACGAAGCCATCGCCGCGTCGTTCGAGTTGTTCCTCTACAAGGGCGAAGCGCCGAGCAGGCAACTCAAGGGCATCTTCCAGAGGTTGCTGAACTACATCAACGAGAGCTACAAGCAGATCGTCAAGCGGTTCCAGAAGGAATACGAAGACGAGTTCAAGCGCCCCTTGCCTGCTCTGAACGACGATGTCCGCGCCATCTTTGGGCGCATGATGTCCGCCGAGCGGGACACGATGGACTTCTTCGACCAGTATGACATGACTGCTCGGCTTGTGACTCGCGAGCAGTGGGTCGAGGCTGGCCGTGACCCGAAGGACTACGACGAATACGACCGGGACTTCAAGGACGCCATCGCGGAAGCGCAGGCGGAACTGACCCAGCGTCGGATGGAGGAGGTCGGCTGGCAGGGTCGGGCTCGCGAGCGCACGGGTGCCAAGATCCGCGAGGAGCGTCGTCGCACGGAGGCTAAGGCTCGCGAGGACATTGACGCTGAAGTCCGCGAGACGCAGATCTTCCAGCTTCAGAGCTACATCTACAACGGCTACTACCGTGCGGTAAACAACCCGAGGATTGAGCCTGCGAAGGCTGAGAGCACGCGCCTAAGTTACGAGGCTGTCGCTGCCATCGACGAGGAGATGGCGAAGAAGTTGGCGAGCCGTGGCCTGCTGAAGAAGAAGAACGGCATCCCGCTCGACGTAGCCCGCAACATGTTCGGCTTCGAGAGTAACGAGCAGATGCTCCAGCAGTTGTCGGAGTCGCGCTCTATCAAGGACGAGGTCGAGTATCGACTTGACCGCTACATGATCGAGGAGCAGTCGGGTCTGACGGACCCGGTGCTGGTCGAGGAGCGCATTCAGGCTGCGATCCACAACCGGATGCGCGAGCGCGTCATCGGCTTGGAGTTGCGTTACATCCTGAACAACGGCAAGAACACCAAGCAGGAACTGGCTAACGCCCGGGAGATGGCTCGCGACATCATCGCGAGAACGCCTACGGGTGACATCAATCTCACGGCCTACAACCGTGCTGCTGCCCGCGCGCGCAAGAAGGCGCTGAAGGCGCTGAAGGACGGCGACATGGAGGCTGCTGCGTTTGCGAAGCGCCAGGAGTTGCTGAACGAGGCGCTGATCCGCGAGGGCGGCAAGGCTCGCGAGGAGGTCCGCAAACTGGTCAACGCCAACAAGCGTGTCTTCCGTCACCGCTCGGACAAGGCGTTGGCGAAGGCAGGCTACGACGTAGTCATCGTCAAGGGCCTGCGCGCCCTGCTGTCTAGGCTAGGCATCGGCGGTGCGTTCGAGGGCGACCCTGCTGCTGCGATGGACGCGATGCGTCAGAAGCACCCAGAGTTCAGCAGGGAGATGGAGAGCGAGATCGAGCACTTCTTGGGCTTGGACTTGCCTGAGGCTCGGATCGGTGACCGCCGCAAGCAGATGGAGCGTTTGACTCTGGCGGATGCCAAGAGGTTGCGGACGCTTATGAACATCTGGCTCAAGCGAGCCAAAGATGATCGCAGTGCAGTCCTTCAAGGCAAGAAGCAGGACATCGAGACGGCTCAAGAATCCTTGCTGACTAGGATCAGCCGCATCTCTGCCAAGGACCGTGCGATCAACGAGAAGGAGAGCGGTTGGTGGTCAAGGATTCGCGACTTCGCATCGGACCTCATCAGGTTTGAGCAACTGTTCCGACGCATCGACGGCGGTGAGACTGGCCCTTGGACAAGCGTGTTCCGCACGATCAAGGATGCTGCCAACAACCTGCGCGTCGCCTTCAAGGGGTTCTTGGACTTCTTCCAAGAGGGCTTGAAGGGTTTGGATCTCAAGATGCCCGGCGGCGAGCGAATGATTACTGCCGAGATCCCAGGCGCTCGCAAGCCTGGTGTGTTCGGGTCGGGCAACACCGCAGCCAAGTTGGAGTTGATGCACTTCGCGATGCACTTCTACGGCAACGCGAGTAACCGAGAGCGTCTGGTGGCTGGGCTGACCGGCCCGGATGGCAACAGGGCAGCGGTTGAAGCGGGGATTGGCAGATTTCTGCAAAGCCAGATCGACCAAGGGGTGCTGACTCTCAAAGACTTCCAGTTCATGCAGAGTCTGTTCGACAAGCTCGCAGACGACGGCTTGTTCAAGAAGGCTCAGGAGGTCATGTATCGCACCCGTGGCTACGAGATGGAGACGGTGGAGCCGACGCCGTTCACGATCACGTTCCCCGGCGCGACGGAGGCCACCGAGTTCAAGGGCGGCTACATTCCTGTCCGCTATGCTAGGGATGAGGATGGTGGCACCTTGACGGAGGCTACGCTGGAAGAGGGGCAAATCAGTCCTGAGCAGCAGCACATGCGCGTCATGGAATACCTGCCGTCGTTCACGAAGAACCGCGTCAAGGATGTGCAGGATGGTCGGGCTTTGGAGTTGGATCTTCGCCAAGTCCTGCACCATGCCCATGAGGTCTACCGCTTCATCCACATGACGGAACCGGGCACGGACGCCTACAAGATCATCAACGGCTTGGACGGCAATAGCCCCGTGAAGGCGGCGTTCGTGGCTCGCTTTGGCAACAAGGCGTATCAGAACTTGCTGGCATGGTTGAAGCGTTCAACCTACCAAGCGACGGAGCGTGAGGCGCTGGCGGCAGGTCAGGCTCTCAATGCCATCGCTCGCAACGCGAACATGGGCGTGATGTTCTTGAACGCGGGCAACTCCTTGCAGAACTACTCGGGCCTAGCCATCCCGATGCGCCGTCTTGGGTTCAGCCGGGTTGCCGGTTCGTTCATCCGAACCTTGTTCAACCCGAGCGTCCGACAAGACATCATCGGCAAGTCCAAGGAGATGGCGATTCGCTTGGAGCGTCAGGTCTTCGACATTCTCCAAAACCAGCGCAAGATCGTGACCAGCCAGGATTCGGCTTGGGCGAGGCTCAAAGACTGGACGAACAAGCACGCCTACATCTTGCAGCAGATCACCCAGAACCACGTAGACGTGGCTGTGTGGCAGGCGGCCTACAACAAGCGTGTTCAGGAGCTTGGTGGAGGTATCGAGTCTGAGGCAGAGGCTGTCGCCTACGCTGACAGTGAGGTCCGCCGGACGCAGATGGCTGGCGAGCGCGAGGACTTGTCGTTGTTCGAGTCCCAAGGCGGTCTGGTCAGGGCGCTGTTCCCGTTCAAATCTTGGTTCATCAACTGGGGCAACACGACCTACGCTCAGGGGCGGATCGACGCTGACGAGACGGAGCGCAGTAAGTATGCAGCCTTGGCTTCGACCTACTTCTACGCGCTGATGGTCCCGGCGATGCTGGCTTCGGCTGCTACGATGCTGGCGCGAGGCCAACTGGGAGAGCAGTTCGAGGACGACGACGACGACGGCTACGGCGACGAGGCGTTCACCTTCTGGGCTCGCAGCCAGTTGGATCAGGTGTTCGGCGGCATCCCCTTGGCAGACCAAGGCTGGCAGATGATCGCGAACTACTGGTTCGACGACGAATACTGGAACAACCGATTCCCTCTGACCCCGTGGCAGCGGGCTTACGAGAACGTGATCCGTGGAACGACGAGGCTGGGAGACAGGCCGCTAGCCGGGAGCCTGGATTTGGCGTCTGAGATTGCCACGATGTTTGGCGTGCCTGCCCGTGGAGCATTGCGCCGCATCTCCTTGATCGGGGACGAGATCTCAGGCGAGCTTGAGAGCGAGAGCACCTACGACCTCATCCGAGGAGCCGTCACAGGCCAGCGGAGCGACCTGCAACGGCTGAGTCAGTAAACAAGTAACGACATCCGTTGCGCTTCACCGTAAGTTTCCGCGTTACCGCGCTTACCAGTAATCAGCAGTAATGGACTTCTGGGTCACTTGCGTTCTACCGCATTTCTGAGAGACTACCGACATGGCCTCTACGATCACTGCCGCCACCTTGACCATCACGATCACGGAGGCGATCACGCTGAACGGGTCTGCTCAGGGTGCGACCAACTCGATCACGGTGGACAACGTGAACGAGATCGTGAAGCGCATCGTCACGGTGCCGACCACGGAGTCTGGCCTGCTCGGATTCTCCACCACGTTGGAGACGGACCTCGCGAAGAGTTACCTCGCTGGTCAGCTTGACGAGGACGATGTCCGTTACATCCGCATCACCAACAAGGACGACACGAACCACGTCACGCTGACGTTCCGCAGCGAGGGCAGCGCCGAGTTCGCGCTGCTGCTGGACGCTGGTCACTCGTTCCTCTACCCGTGCGACATGTCGGGTGGCTGCAAGGATACGATGGATGCCGACTCTTCTGCGCTGACGGTGGCGTTGGAGGACTTGGTGGACATCACGGCCACGGCGGACACGGCTGCCGTGGATGTCGAAGTGTTTGTCGCGAGCGTCTAGCCATGAAGAAGATCGGCAAGAAGTCTGGTTCCAAGAAGCCCATGCCCGCCAAGATCGCAAAGAAGGTTGGCAAGAAGCCCATGCCGGGCAAGAAGAAGGGCTATGGCCGCTAAGAAGAAGGGGCTCTACGCCAACATCAACGCGAAGCGTAAGCGCATCGCGGCTGGCTCGGGCGAGAAGATGCGGAAGCCGGGGACCAAGGGTGCCCCGACCGCCAAGGCATTTAAGCGCAGCGCTAAGACTGCGAAGAAGAGGTAGACATGGCTGGTCCTTACAGAAACAACGTCGTCGTCACGGCGAACCAGGACACGGTGTTCATCCCGGCGCTGGACGCTCTCTACGTAACCGCTGCGCCTACGGGCAACGTGACCATGACGGTCAGCGGGACAAGCGTCACCATCCCGTCTGCTCGCCTTGCTGCCGGGACGCACTTCAACGTCGGTGACATCTCCTCGATCGACGCAGACACGACGTTTGCCTACATCGGACTGAGGGTCAAGAGCAAGTCGGGCTCGGCCAACGCTAAGTCGGACACGCTCACTGAAGGTGGCGACTAATGGTCGAGCGCGGCGGTGAGAAGTTCTCGGGCTACAACAAGCCCCAGCGCACTCCGGGCCACGGCTCGAAGTCTCACGCCGTGCTTGCGAAGGTAGGCGGCAAGGTCAAGCTCATCCGCTTCGGTCAGAAGGGCGTGAGCGGCTCGCCTGACGGCACCAAGCGCAACAAGGCGTTCAAGGCGAGGCACGCCAAGAACATCGCGAAGGGCAAGATGTCGGCAGCTTGGTGGGCCGACCGCACAAAGTGGTAACTCACTTCCGCTGGTCCTCCCAGTAGACTTGATCCATTAGGAGACCCCAAGCGGTCGCTGCGGCCATTGGCACTTGTCCGTTTCCAAGGGATTTAAGTCGGTCCACCCTACGGGCCAGCCCATCAACCACTCGACCCACAGGGGGCTCAGTTTGCCACCAGTCGTAGGTTCTTGGAGTTGATGCACTGCTCTGCCCAGCAGTCCGTTGATCGGCACGTTCTGGCAGCTTTTCGCTGTCCCGTCCTTGTAGTCTCGCGCTGTCGGCGTCGGGAGCCTCGGCAAGTAGCCACCACCGCTTGCGGAGATGCGGCGCTCCAACATCTGACGCAGCGACACAGATAGCTGGCGGGACTCGGTAGCCCAGCCCTCGAAGGTCTCGCCAGGGTTCTTCGAGGGCTCGAATGGAAACATTCTCTGCAAAGACATACCTCGGTCTTACCTCCTCAACAATGCGGGCCATCTCGGGCCACAGGTGCCGAGGGTCGTCCGATCCCTTGCGCTTGCCTGCTTGGGACCATGGCTGGCAGGGAAACCCACCGGCCACGACATCGACGCGGCCCCGCCACGGCCTGCCGTCGAACTGGCGCACGTCCTCGTAGATGGGGAACTCGGGCAGCCAGCCATCGGCCTGCCGCGCCGCGAGCACCTTGCGGCAGTAGGCGTTGATCTCGACGGCGCAGACCGGCGTGTGCCCCAGCAGCAGACCGCCCAAGATGCCGCCGCCTGCGCCTGCGAATAGATGGAGTTCTCGCATGTCACTTCCGCTGGTCCTCCCAGTAGAAGCCGAGCATCTGCCCGTCCTGCCTGAGCCTGGAGACCAAGGCTTCTCCCAGATACTCCTTCAGTTCATCCTTGCTCATGTTCGAGACTAGGATGGTGGGTCGGACCTCTCGGTAGCGCCGGTCGAGCAGGGCGAACAGGCTGTCCGAGGCGTGCTTGCTGTCCTTGTGCCGCCCGACTTCGTCGAGGACTAGCAGGCTGGGGGAGACGTAGGTGTTGAACACGTCCATCTCCCGCTCCTCTGCGTCGGGTTGGTAGGTTGCCCTGAGTCGGACGAGGTAGTCCTGCGTCGTGGTGTAGAGCGCGGAATGGTCTCGCTTGTAGATGATCTCGTTGACTACGGCGCAAGCTGCGTAAGTCTTGCCAGCGCCGGGGTTGCCGACGAAGATCAGGCTCTTGCCCTGCTCCAGCGCGATGTCGAACCTTTCGATGTAGGTCTGGAGAGTCTTGCCGACTTCCTGCATGGCCGGGTTCTTTCCCTGCCAGTCTTTGAGTCGGGCGCTGCGGTAGCGCGGCGGCACCCCAGACTCGTCCATCATCATGGCTCTGAGCCGGTCCTCGACGCCGGGGTCAGACTGGACGAGCATCTCGTAGCTCTTCCGTAGCCGCTCCTCCTCCTCGGCGATCTCCTCGTTGCACTGCGGGCACTTCGTCCAGAACGCCTGGACCCGTGGGTGCCGGTGCGCCATCAGGCTGGACTCGTAGGCCCCGTGGTCGTCGCAATGCTTGGTCGCCTCTTCCAGCGTCCTCCAAGCGTTCATAATCTGCGTGTCGTCGCTCTCTTCCATCCTAGCGGCCCTCCTTGCCCCTGTGTTGAACGATCGGCGGTCATCCCTGCCCAGACAGCCTGGACAGAGAAAGTCCCTTAGAAGTCAATCTCGCCAGCC